AATGTTCCAATTTCTGTTGTTGATGTTCCTGCATCTACTTTAAATACTGCTGTACCACTACTATCTTTTATAATAGTATTTCTATCTTCTCCTTGTGTATTAAGAATAATTTGATTTGAATTAATAGTGACGTGAAAATTTCCATTTTGTTTTAAATAAAAAGGATGATTAGTACTTGTTCCTATAGCAGATAAAGTATCGGTTGCTCTCCAGTCAGCTGTGACATTGTTTGTAGTGTCTTTTACTGAAAATACTGGTGTAGAAGCATCATTAAAAGCAATATCCCCACTAAAAGTAGGACTTGGTAAGTTTACTCCAGTATTTAAATAATCTTGAATCTTTGTATTTAAGGAAGCAGTGCTTGATTGATTACTTGCATTTCCAATAAATATATCTCCATCGTCTAAGTTTGGTGTAGCGTTAGTTCTACCTGCACCACCAACTTTAATACTTCCAGCAGAAGCGTGACTTCTCTGAACAATACCAATGTTTTGTATTAAAGAACTTTCTCCACTTGGTGCAGTTGCAGTTAAAGTGTTTCCTGAAGTTCCATTGGTGCTAATAAAAAGAATATCTCCAACACTAAATCCTGAAGTGTTTAATCCTGCTAATGTTCCAAAAGTAATAATCTCCACAGAAGCATTGATACTTACTGATGAAGCAGCTAATCCAAATGAAGGCATTTTCGCACTATCGTTTGCGTCTGCTATATCAACAGTAGGTGTTGTTCCACTTACTCCTGAAATATATACTGCGTCACCTTTGTTTAAAGCAACATCTGCTTTAGCTTGGAATTTTGTAGCACCTCGTATATCTCCAATAATATCAGCAGTTACAGAGTTGAATGTTACATCTTGTGTTGTGCCAACATCTTGTCCAATAGCAATATCATCTGCATTTACCGTTACACCAGTTCCTGCTCCTACTGCAATATCTCTTGTCGCAGTAATATCGCCACCACCAGTTAAACCTGCACCTGCAGTAATAGATACGCCTGAGTGATCGATATGCTCGTTTGCAACAAACCCTGATAAGTTATCGTGTACAATAGCAGAATCATCAGTTGTTAATGTTCTACTTGTGGTAATATCTCCACCACCAGAAAGTCCAGTACCTGCTGTAATAGAAACAGTAGAGTGGTCAATGTGTTCATTACTTACAAATCCTGATAAGTCATCGTGAACAATCTCGCTATCTGTGGTTGATAAAGTGTCACCAGTAAGTGTAATACCAGTTCCACCTGCTAAATTTGTGTCATCGCTAATATCAATAGTGCCAAGCGTTATTGCTTGTCCACTTAATGAAAGATAATCGTGAGAAGTAGTAACAAGTGTTACATCGGTACTATTATCTGTACCTGCTACATCTACATTTAAATTACTTCTTGCTTCTGATGCAGTTGTACCACCAGTACCACCTCGAGCAATAGTTAAAGTGTTTATCGTATCATCAACAATATGAACATTTGAGATAGTATTCGCAGTTCCACTAATGCTTTTATTTGATAGAGTTTGTGTGCCACTTAAAGTAACCACAGAACTATCTATGCTTAGCGTTCTTGTGCTTGTTAAATCTCCTCCACCTGATAAACCAGTTCCAGCACTAATACTTACCGTGCTATGGTCTATGTGTTCGTTGGCAACAAAGCCAGACAAATTATCGTGTACGATTTCAGAATCAGTAGTAGACAGTGTATCTCCAGTTAAAGTAATTCCAGTACCACCTACTAAGTTAGTATCATCGGATATATCGATTGATCCTAATGTGATTTCTTGTCCTGATATAGATAAATAATCGTGTGATGTCGTTACTAATGTGACATCTGTAGAATTATCTGTTCCTGCAACATCTACTCCTAAAGTAGTTCTTGCAGTAGCAGCGTCTGCGTCATCAATAAGTGACGCACCAAAAGTTGTAATTGTTGTGTTATCAGGTAAGCTAAGTGTAGTAATACTTGAATCTGCACCATCTAAGTAATTTAATTCTGCTGTAGTAGCCGTTAGTCCATCAAGTATGTTTATCTCTGCAGTAGAAGCAGTAACACCATCTAATATATTTAACTCAATAGCAGATGAAGTAACTGCGTTTAATTTAGTTAAATCGGATTGTGTAACTCCACTACTACTAACAATAGTAACTGATGCATCTATAGTAGCTCCCGTATGGGTTGATGTATAATTTGCCATTTCTGTTCCCTATTAATAATTAAAGTTATGAGGGGGAAATAAATCCCCCTCAATCTAACTCATTACGGATTGTTGAAATTAACAACTGGTAATGAAGTGCTTGATGCAGCGTGTGATAACACAGCTCCAAACAAGACATCTGCAACAACAGAAGTCGCTAAATGATCGATGTCATAAGCTGACTGCACTCTTGGTGCTATTTGTTGTGCAAAATAGATTCCGTTTCTATTGAAAATAGAACCAGACTCATCTCCAGTACCACCATCATCGTCCCAGTCTACAGATGCAATAACTGGCATTCCGTAGATTTCCATAATGCTACCTGAAGCTAATGGGTTAGCAGCGTCACCTCTTTTTTGTGCTTCGGTGAAGTCGCCTAATCCCATAAGGTTCATATACATAGCTGGTGAAGCATAGAAGAATGTTTCGCCATCTGTGTAGTCATAACCTGCATCAAGAAGTTTTTGTAAACCACTTCTGATTTCTGCAGTAGTTGGTGCATTATCTGCAGCTAAAGTAACATCGTTACCAGTTGCAGCTTGGATAATATCGACAGCTAAGTAGTTTTCTACTTTCTTAGCTAAAGCGTAACCCATTGATTTTGCATAAGCATTAAATAGGTCTGCAGATTCTTGAACTCTTACGATGTCCTCGATTCTTTTCGCTTCGTATTGGTGTTGATCTAATGATAATTGAATTACTCCGTCAGTATTTGCAGAATAAGTTACTGCAGTGTCAGCAGACTTAGCAGCAGCAGTTTCTTCAGTTACTTTAGGAATATTAAGCGTGTCGCCACCATTTGATACCATTGATGAAAAGTCTAATACTTGATTTCTTAACTGAAATTTTCTTTCAGCATAATCAAGGATAGCATCTCTCCACATTTCTGGTATAAAATTAGCAGCAGTTGTTGTAGTTACATTTGCCATTTTAGTTACTCTCCTTAAGATTTAAAATGTTATTTTTTCTTAAGGTAATGACTTATCAAGTCTTTGTGCGACTCCCTACGCTTTGAATTATTATCTAACTCGTTAAAAGGATTTCCTTTGAACTTTGTTACGGACACTTTGTTTTCAACTTGTCCTACATTAACTCCAGCTTTAGCTTCAAACTCTGAAACTATGTCACGCAAAAGAGATAAATCATCAACCTTCTCAAATTTTTCTCTTTTCGTTTCAGGAATTTTACCCAGAAGAGATTCTCTTTCTTGATTCACATAACTATTAAAAGATTCAGAAACTTCATTAAATCTTGTTTCTAACTCTTTATTTTTATTCTGTTCTTCAACTAAGAGAGCTTTGTATTCGCCTTGCTCTTCTAAAGTCTTTTTACGCTGTTCTTCCTGTGCAGTTGCTATCTGATCTACTTTGCTTTTTAATTCATTTCGTTCTTTGACAAGCTCCTGAAAACGATAATAAGGAACAGCTTGTTCTGTCTTTTTTTCGTCTTGACTGACTTGAGGTTCTTTTACAGCTTCCTCAACGGCTGTATTCTGTTCTAATTCAGACATTTTTACTCCTTAAGTGGATTATTATATGCCATTAAGTTAAATATGAATTAAATTAATCACAATTATAAATGTCAAAGAAAATTAAAGAGTTTGAGTTCAAGCAAAAGTGGTTCGACTTTATGAAGTATAAACCACACGCAGGGCAAAGGAAATTACATTTTCCTGACAAACCTGACGCATCTTATTTCGTAAACATCTGTGGTAGAAGATATGGAAAAACTACTGCAGCATTCCGAGAAGCAGAATTTTATGCAGCACAACCGAATAAAAAGATTTGGCTTGTTGGACTATCTTACAAAAAATCACGATTAATGTTCAGAGAAATCTGGAAAGATATGGTTGCAGGTAAAGCAAATGATATTGACAGAGCATCAGAAAAAGAACAGTATATTAAGTTCAAGTGGGGAACAACCGTAGAAGGTATGTCCTGTGAAAACCCAGACTCGTTAGTTGGGGAAGGTGTAGACTTATTGATTATTGACGAAGCAGCAAAGATGCCAAGAAAGATTTGGGATATGTATTTATCTCCAACCCTAATCGATAGAAAAGGTAAAGCTATTTTTATTACTACGCCTGAAGGGTTTAATTGGGTGTATGATTTATTCTTGTTAGGTAAGAGTGATCCGAAATGGTATTCACATCAATCTCCAAGTTGGGAAAATGAATATGCGTTTCCTGATGGTGAGAATGATTCATTCTTACAAGAAAGAAAACGAAATATGTCTAAAGAATTATTTGAGCAAGAGTTCGCTGCCAAGTTTACTTCTATGGAAGGAAGAGTATATCCATTTGATAGAAACAAAGATATGGGTGATGTGCCTTATCAAGAAAACTTACCTACTTATTGTTCAATGGACTTTGGGTATAGAATGCCATCAGTATTATGGTTTCAAACATTTAAGCAAGATGGTAATTGGCATATCAATATCATTGATGAAATTATTCACGAACGCAATATCCCAACTGATAAACTTGCAGAGATGATAAAGAAAAAGAATTATCCAGTAATGACATACTATGGCGATCCAGCAGGTAGTTTTGTTCAAGGACAATCAGGTATGGGAGATATTCATATCTTACGCAGACACGGAATCTTTGTAGAATATCGTATGGATAAATTATCTCGTGATATACAAGCAGGGGTAGGTTATTGTCGTGGATTCTTTGAAAATGCAGATGGATTACGCAGAATAAAAGTCGATAAGAAATGCGTAGGTATTGCAGAAGATTTTGAAGGATATAGATTCCCAGAAGCACAAGAAGGTAAAGCTATTTCTAACAATCCAATCAAAGATGGATACTATGAACACGGTTGCGATGCTTTCAGATATTTTATATTGAATAGATTTCCAATTAGAAGTAACTTCATTGGAAGAATATCACGATAAAAGGAATACTTTAATGGTTTTAACAGCACGAGAAATTATACAAGATTCACTAACTAACTTTAAAGAAGAACAAGCTAAAGCTCGTAGAGAAGAAGTAAGAAAGTTTTTAGACTACTATTCTGGTTCATTAACCGAACAATATATCGAAGGATATTTTAAATCTGACGCATTCCAAGAGATTCCTCATTACAATACTAACATCGTGAAAAAATTCGTTAATCGTATGTCCAAGATTTATACCATTGGTGCAAAAAGAAATGTCAATGATAGATATTTAGATTATACTGTTGTTAAGAATGCTCGTATGAAACAAATGGAACGAATGACTCGTTTGCTTGGAACTTGTGCAACTTATGTAATGTATGATGAAGAAGAGCAACGCTTTGAGTATCGTCCTATTTATTATTTTGAACCATACTTCGGTGATAATCCTTATAAACCAGAAGCAATCGTATATCCAATGATGCACGGACACGCAGACTTATCTGACACAACAGAATTAATGTATGCCTACTGGGATAAAGATACTCATATCAAATTTGATGATAATGGTAATATCCTGGAAGAAATAGAACACAATTTAGGTGTATTACCTTTTGTATTTACTCACAGAGAAGAACAATTAGATTCATTCTTTGTTGAGGGTGCTTCTGATTTAGTATCTGCTAATGAGCATATCAATATTACAATGACTGAAATGCAATTAGGATTACGATTCCAAATGTTTGGACAACCAGTAGTAACTGGATTGATTTCTGACAATGCCAATGTAAGAGCAGGATCAGATGAGATTTTAACTTTACCTGAAGGCAGCACTTATAATATTGTTTCTCCAGAGGGTAATGTAGAAGCTGTTATTGAAAACATTAAATGGCAAATAGAATTAGTGGCGTTGAATAATCATCTATTCGTTACTTTCGCACAATCAGGTGGTGAAGTACCAAGTGGTATCTCTTTGATGATTAAAGACTTAGAACGCCACGAAGATTTTATCGATGATAAAGAATTATATCGTCAATACGAAAAAGATTTCTACAAAGTAGAATACGCACTATCGCAAGTAAACAATCTCGGACTTCCAGAAGTATCTCAATTTAAAGTAGACTTCTCTGAAGTTGAATATCCTATGACTACTCAAGATAAGATTATGTTAAATGAATACAAGCTAAAACATAACTTAACTACACAAGCACAATTATTAGCAGAAGAAAACAAAGATTTAAGTATTGATGACGCAAGACAAATCATAGAAGCTAATAAATCAATAAACGAAGTGGAGATAGTCGATGATAACCCTGCAAGAGATTAAAGTAAATTTCAATTTTCATAAAGTGACTGGAGAAGCATTCAATATGAATATTCTCGCTTCTTTGGAAAACATGGCAAAGTTTGCCTGGAGTAAAGTACAAAAAACATTTAGACATCAAAAAGATATAACTGGTAAAAAATATGCTCCATCAACTTCTCGATACTTAGTATACAAACATCAAGGCAATCATTCTAAAATCAGAACAAATAAAATAATGACTGACACTGGTAGATTGAAGAAAAGTATCGAAGTAGACACCGATAGAGTAAATTTATCAAGTTCAGTTGGCACAAACCTATCACAATACGAGGATCATTTAAAAGATAACATATCTGGTATTCAAAGAGATAAAGCAACTTATCGTGGTTATAAAGGAGATTTTGCTCCAGTGCCACAAAGAAAATTCTTTTTTACCTCTGATGAAGAAGCGTTTGAAATCATGGAAAAAAAGATTGATAAAGAAATAGATGAGTTTTTTGATGAATTTGTAAGGAATCTTTCTACAAGTATGCGTAAACTATAATAATGGAAGATCTCATAAAAGAACTATACAAAATGGTAAAAGAACTACGAAGAATCTCTGAAGCTAATAATGAATTACTTGGTTTTATCTGTTCTAAGGTTGCACCTACCAAAAAAATATATCAAGAAGATATTAGCGTTGATAATATGATGTCTATTTCTATGGAAATGTCAGAAATCTTTGAAAAGTATGATGTTATGCCTGACGAGTATGGTCTTGCTTAGATTCTAATTCTGTTAACTTTTCTAACCACTTTCTTCTTTC